CAGGCTGCAGCTGTGAGAAGATTTTTATTTAGTTTGGATCAGTCAACTAATAAAATAAGAACAGGTGCAGGAATACCTATACCAGATGAAAATTTTGTTAATATATTTTTACAAGGTGTAGAAAGTTTTGTACCAGAAGAATATTTTAATGTAGGTAATTTATGATAGTACCTAACGATATAAGTTTTAGACAAAAACTTTATGACCATATTAAGTTACGTGAAGGTTATAAGAATGTAGTATACTTAGATACATTGGGTAAACCTACAGGCGGTATAGGACATTTACTATCTTCTGAAGAGAAGAAAACATATCCAGTAGGTTGTTTGTTAAAAGAATCTGTTATAAGAGAGTGGTATGATAATGATATACAGAAAGCATTAGACGCTTGTAATGATCAATGTAAAATATTAAACATATATGATGTAGATTTTAAAATAGCTTTAACATCTGTAAACTTTCAACTTGGTACTAAGTGGTTTAGAAAGTTTCCATCAGCATGGAAAGCATTGTGTCATAAGGAATATGATAAAGCGATAGATGAAATTATGTATGCTGACAAAGAAGAGGAAAGATACTCTAGATGGTACAAGCAAACACCAGTAAGAGTAAAAGATTTTGTAGAGGCAATAGAGAATATTAAGGAGAATGTATAATGGCACAAGATAAAAAGAAAGGTTCAGCACAAGATTTAATGTTACCTTTTTTATCTGAAAAAAAAATAATGGGAAGTGATGGAGGCAATCCAACACCTAATCCAGATTTTGTTAGAGCAATGCAAGCACAACAAGATAGTTTAAATCGGGTAGAAGAAATGCAACGTATGGGACAGAATGAATTACTAGGTACTCCTGATACACCTGATCCTTATTTTAGTAAACAAATGAGAGAACAAAATGCTTTACAACTTGAAAGAGATTTTAAGAAAAGAAAAGAATTAGAAAAAATGAAAGAACCTATATCTATGAATAATAATATGATTCAAATGAGAATAAACAAACAAGAGGCTTCAAAAAGATATGCATATAGTTTTGGATTACCTCAAGTTATGGATTTGTTAGGTATGGAATTTGTATCTTTTGATGAAAGAGGGGAGGAGATTGTATAATGAGTGATAATTATGATGATTTGCAATATAGATTGCCTAGTTTTAATACTGCACAATTTTTAACATCAAGTGGTGTAGGTAGTGGTATAGGTGCTGGATCAGGATTTGGTTCTCGTTTTGCTAATATGGGTAGTAGAATAACCTCTACTATGCCTAGACTTGGTGGTGCTATGGGTAAGTTTGGTGGAAAGCTTGCTGGAGCAGCAGCAGCTAATCCTTTAGGATTTGCATTAGGAGCTATAGGTTTAGTTGGTGGATTTTTTGCAGCAAGAAAAGCAAGACGCAGAAGAAGAAGAATGCTTAGAGAAAGAAAACAAAAAGCATTACAAGCTGAACAAAGATTAGTAGAAGCAGCTGGAGGAGTAAGAGAAGATTTTGGAGTTCAAAGAGATTTTCTTGGTCAGTCTGTTGGTATGAGACAACAAGCTGCTGTAGATAATTTTGAAAGAGTAAGAGAAAGAGCTCAGTACAATTTAGGTGGTACTAATTTAGCTGGCTCTGGAGCTGTAGATACAACTATGGCACAGTTAGATGACAGGTTTGCTATGAGTGCAGATAACTTGCAACTACAAGAACAGCAAGCACAATTTAGATTAGACCAGTCTGAAGAAAGTCAATTAAGAAGTATACAGAATAATTTATTAGAGTTATCTCAGTATACTGGTAGTAAGATTAACGTATTAGATAACGTATAGGAGATAGAAATGTCATATAGTAAATCATTGATAGACTCTTTAATAATGTTTGGACAAGTAGGAAGAAGCACAGTAGACTATTTCACTAAAGATGATATTGATCCAACAGCAGCTGCTAAAGAGGTTATACTAGCACAATTAAAGGGAGAAGCAGAAGTAGCTAATAAAATTACTAATGCTGCAATACAAATTGGAATATCAGATTATCAATCAGTTCAGCAAGAAGCTGCAGCTATAAGAGCAGAAGGTAGAGCAGATAAAAGAGCAAAAGCAGCAGAAGATAGAGCTTTGGAAGATTATGAAACACAGCTTGGAATGGAAGATAAATTTGCACAGAAAAAAGAAACTAGAGCAGAAAAATTTGCAGATAAAAAACTTTTAGAAGAAGCAGCAATGTCAGTAGGTTCTGTTCCAGTTCCTGACTTAATGGACAATCCTGCATTTGCAGCATTTACATCAGGTAGAGCTGGTATTCTTAGAGGTGGAGGTCAGATCTTTGGACCTAAAATAGGTGCAGCAGAAGATGCTGTAATGGAACAAGTAAAAGCAGTAACAGATGGTTATGCTAATGTTGGAGATAGTTTTCAAAGAATGCTTATGAAAAAAGAAGTATTAGGTGATAATGTTGCATTTGATATAGCTGCTAATGCTATAATGAAAGATATTAATTTATTAAAATCTAATAGAGAGCAAATTAAAAACTTTTCTACTGCAGGTCAAAGACAGATGAAAGATGAATTAATTATGATAGATAATACTATCAAAGAGTTAGAAGGTTATTATAAAGATTTAACTGCTGACTAATGAAATTAAACAATCGATTATTAAGACAAACCATTAGGGAACTTGAAGCTGGTATTATAAATCAAGATAGGTTTTTACAAAAACTTGATACTATATATAAAGCAAATCCTACATCTTTTTCTGAAGAAGAAGTAGATTATATAGAAAAACAATTTAAAAAAACTGGTGTTGATTTTAATAGAGACTTGAAGGTTGCTGATGCTAATCTTATAAGCACTGCTAATCAATTTGTATCTGGGCTTGTCGAAGGTTTTACAACTCTTGGTTGGTCAGATGAACCTGATACATCTATAGAATCTATAGCTAATAAAGTAGGACACCTTGTTGGTTTTGCTCCTGATGTTATTGCAAGTGCACTATCTATGGGTCAGTATATACCAGTAGCTGTAGCTAAACGTGCTAGTTTAAAAGCAGCTGGTGGTGTAACAAAAGGCTTACGTGCTGCTGGTGAAGCGGCTCCTCCTGCATTTAGAAAAGAAATAGGTACAGATACCTTTGCTTTACAATCAATACCAATGAAGGTAGCTGATAAAGTTATAGAGCAGGCTAAGGCATCTTTTGGAGATGCAGGTATATTAAAGGACGGGTTTCTTGCTAAGGGTATATTAAAAAGTCCAAGGTTTAGAGATATAGGAGAGCAGGCTGCACACTTAGGTATAGCTATGGGTGTAAGTAGTTGGACGGAAGGTGCTAAAGGTGCAGCAGATGCAGCTATACATGGTGCTATAGCTGGTGGTATGTTTGGAACTATTGGTAATTATGTAAATGTAGCACGTATATATGCTAATCCTAAGACAAGAAAACTTGGTGAAAATATTATTCGTAGAAAAGCTGATGAGTTAGCAGCAGAAGATAAGACTTTAGAAGGAATCAATATGGCTATTAAAGGTGCTATTGGTTCTGGATTGCAAGGTGGTATGGCTACTGCACAAAATTTACCTGTACCAGAACAGGTGTATGAATATTTATTAGGTGCTTTCTTTGGTGCTACTGCTAGAGATGCAGGATTTATACAAAGAATTAAGTATTTAAATAAAAACTCAGAACGTTTTCGTTCATTAGAAAAAACAGAACAAACCTTAACAAGAGAACTTGAAGCTGATCCAGAGTTCTTAGCATTACCTAAATTTGACAGAGACTATGTAAAAAGTAGAATACCATTAATACAACAACAGGTATTTGAAAGAGATGTTTCTATAACTAAAGTTGTTATACCTGAAGTAAAAGCTATATTAGATGAAAAAGGTATTACAAGACCTACTCGTGAACAATGGGAGCAAATAAAAGCTGAAGTAGAACAAACTAAAATAGCAGAAGCATTAGAAAGTGTTGAGAATATAGCAGTAATAAGTGATAAAGATAAAAGTGGATTAGAAGCATTTAAGAGAGAAATAAAAGAAAACTTAGGAATGGATTTAGCTGACCTAGTAAATTTAACTTCTAAGGATTTAAATGAACCAGCTATTAGTAATCCACAGATAAAAACTTTAGTAGAAAAACTTAGGTCTATGAATATATCTACAAGTCAAGATCAGTTGTTAGTTGATATAGGTAGACTTGCTGTAGAAACTGAGTATAATTTACCTAAATTTAAAGAGGCTTTAAAGAAAAAATATCCTGAGCAAATAAAAGATGGAAAAGTTTTTTTCAAAGAAGTTAATGAATCGTTATTAGGTTCATATTTAAAACTTAAAAAGAATGTACAAATAAGAGAAGATTATGAGATAGATTTTAGTAGTGGTCAACCAATTGTTACAAGACAACCTATGAGAGATATAGGAGATAAACCAGTTGGTGCTCCAAGACAAAAAAGTAAATACAATGAACATATAGGAGATGGCAGAAGAGTACGTATTATTGTTAGACAGGCTTATATACAAGAAAAACTTCACAAGTTTGGTTTGTTAATAAAAGACGGAGGTTTAGTAGAAGTACCTATATTTGGTAGAAAGAAAATTTTAGATTTTTCTGACAATGATATTACAGTTGGTTCAGGTAAAAATAAAAAAGTATTATATCAAAAGTTTGAATATTTTCTTAAAGATGCTATGTTAAGTGATTTAAATGCTTCTGCTAGAGAACAAGGATATTATATATACGGTGGTGCTAAAGATACTGGAGAAATTATATTACACAAACGTCCATTTACAGACACAGAAATTACTACTACTTTACAAAAACAATTATTAAGAGATAATAAATTATTTACACAAGATAAAATAACAGATGTACAAGCAGAAGATTATGCAAGTAATATTTATTATTCTCTATTAGATGCTGGTTATATAAGTGCTAACGAACCAATAACTTATAAAAAATTAAACGATGGATTAAAAAAGTTTAGAGATAATCCTTTATTTGAGACTGTACAAAAATTTAATAAGTATAATAGCTTAGCTCAAGGTCAAGAAGTAAAGTTAGAGTCTGTAGATTATAAAGGTAAACTAGATGAAAACGGAGAGTGGAGAGTTGTACAGATAGAAGATATACCTTCTACATTTAAAGTAGATGGAGAGCCTTCTAAAAGTGCTATAGATGCTGTTGTATATATAAGAAAAGAAGTATTTGATGCTATTTCTGATGCTAATTATAGAGATCCAGATAGTGGATTTTTAAAACTTGTAGGATTTAAAGCTCCTAGAGAAGGAACTGGTACTATATTATTTAAAACTGGTACGTTTAGAGCTACCACTGCAATGGATAAGTTTATGAGGGCTAATAATATAGATATTATTACTGCTGAATCTGCAACAAAAACAATGTTAGGTATTAAAAAACATAAACTAGACTGGAATAATAATACTAAAGAATACTCTATAAAAGATAACATAGAATCATTTGGTATAAAACCAGAAGAATTATATTTGAATTATGGTGTTTATGAAAACCCTAACAAACTTTATAATGGTTTATTAATTGCTAAACAAATGTTTGATAAACTCAACAAAGAACAAATAGGTAAAGACTATGATAACTTTGTAGCTGATTATGATAGAATGATTGAATCTTCTGTTGTAGGTGATCCTCAAAAGACTAAAGCTTTTGAAGAAGCTTTTGTAAAACAAGATTTAAGTGTAGAGTATAATATAGATAAAATATCATTAGGTGCAATTAATAGAGTATTAGAGTCTGATCAAATAAAAACTCCTTTTGGTTTAAAATTATTAAGAAAAATATTAGAGAGAGGTCGTGAAGATTATCATCAAAACATACAAGAAGCTACTGACTTAATAGACGTTTCTTTACAACAACTTGTTAAGTATGATGTACCAGATGCATTATTTAAAACTGGATATGATATTGGATCAGTAATTTATCCTCCATATTTATCTTTTATTAATAGAAGTTTAACAGAATATCGTCATAGAAGAGTAGTAAAACCTAGAGTAAACAATGCTGTAGAAGGTAAGTTGGGACCTGCTGATCCAGAAACTGCTACTGGATTACGTGATAATCAAATAAGATTAGGAGAAACTTTTAGAGATATGCCTATAATGGTTGGAAATGATCAGATTAGTTTAGGAAAAGCTGTTGATAGATTAAACGTTATAAAGAATGATATACAACAATTTGGTACAGAAATAAATCAATTAAGAGATGCTCTTACATTTTTAATTATGCGTAATCCTAATAGTGGTAATGGTGGTGTGCGTGTTGTAGAGGTGGTTGGATTTACAGGTAGAAGAGGTATGAATGTTGTTACTACATCTAAAACAGATTATTATTTAGGTGGTGCAGATAAAGATGCTGACAGTGTATTTATGTATCAGAATATGCCTGAATCTTTTAAAACAGTATTTAAGAAATATGAAAATGAATTAGCAGGTAAAAACAATGAAGATGCATTGTCTTTTGAAACTCCTCAAGGTAAAGAATGGCAAAGTTTAGTTGAACAA